AAACTCGCGCATCGCACAATCAAAGTCTTTTTCTTGGTAATTTCGCCGACCTTTGGGAAATCCCCATTCCGTTTCTTCCCAAACGGGAAATTCCATACTTTCTTCGATCAATTGGTTCAAATGGTAAAACTCGCCATTCACGTGGACCCCTTTTTTCAAGATTGCCAAATTTGTACGCGAAGACGTTTCTTCATTCTTGTATTGATTGGAAATGTGTTTGGATCCGAACCACAAATGGTTCCACAAATCATCGAAATCGTGATCCATCAGTCGCGTTTTTTCCTCGGCCGTCATCTGTTTTAGCATATTGAGTATATAATGCTTGTTGGAAACGGAATATTTTCCCCGCATAAAGTCGACATAGCCTAAACTATCTTTGCGCCGGATCATCAGGTACTCCGGCGTGTTTTGGTTCATTCGAAAGACGATGATTCCATTACTGGTAATGGGTATTTTGCATTGAATATACGAATGTCCCGGTTTCCCACAATTATTGCAATAGTTTTCAGAATACATTTTCAGCGATATTGGTTTTTGGTGGTTGTACTTGGATAATTAGAGAATTCATTTTTATACTGTTTGAGATGTCTATCTTTTTGCCATTTTATTTCTCGTAGAACTGCGTTTCCCGCGTTTTTTCGTGTATTTTTTACGACGACGTGATTGGTTCGATTTTTTACGTGACATTTTTCCCTTTATTTTATTCGTTTTTCGTTTTCCACCTTCTTGTTGAACTTGTTCTGGTTGTTCTGACTGTGGAAGTGGTTCTGTAGGTGGAAGTGATTTTGCCTTGAGAGCATTTATGTATTTTTCGGTAACTTCGTTCAGTTTTTCAACAAATATATTAAATCCATCGGTTATATCTTCAAAATTCATATGTTCTGTAACCTTCTTACCTAACTCTTCATAAAAGCTATCATACTTGTCTTTATTGATAGTTAGTATACTTGGTTGAATTGTCGCGTTCAATGTATTCAAACGATCACACCTAATGTCAAAAGCGGTATCCAAATTATTTTTGAAAGTATCTATGAGATATTTAACGTGTGTCGCCGGATTCATTCCATCTACTAATTCACACGTTTTTTCAACCGCGGGAATGACACCACGGTTACTGTAATATAAATCCCAGAAAGATTCTTTACATTTGATCGCCATACGGAAATTGTAAAAATTATCATACAATGCTTTTTGTAACCCCCTCTGAATACTTTCCAATGCAGTAACTGCCTTACTTATTATATTGTTTATTTCGTTTGTAATTTTTTCCTTGGCAATATCATCCACGCCGTGTTTTCCAATGTATCCTTTTGTGTCCTTTAACTCTTCACTCTGTTTAATCGCTTCAGAAATAGAATCGCCTACAAATTTACCTGAACTTATAATAGCACTCAATATTCCTCTTGCTATTTTAAAGCTATCACTCGTTATTTCTCCCACACCTTCGAATGATCTCTCTGCAACATTTTTGGCACCTTCACCTGATATTTTGGTTAAATCAATTGCCAATTTACCAGAAACACTTGTTAATATACCCGCTGTTTCAGAAGCAGGATCGCCTACCAATTTGGTAGCATTGATTCCAAGTTTACCCGCAATATCAGTAGCGTTTATCCCAATTTCTGATGCAAGTTTTGCACCTTCTAGTCCAGTTGTAGTACTCAGTTTTGCAGCGGCTATTCCACTTTCTTTTCCAACTTTGGCAGCTTCTTCTCCTGCTCTAGCAGCAGTTAGAACGGATGCAGATACTGATTCGGCTGTTGCTGCTAAATTATTAGCTGCCTGTTTTAGTGAATCTCCAGCAGCTGCAGACATTATTGGTTATATATCTTATATATATAATCATGGATATTTATCCACGAGACCTAGATAAATAAATCGACTGCCGTAACAAAACGAAGAAAAAACTGTCCATAAAATACAACAACAACAACAACAATGGATCAGGCATTTACAGACCATCTAAAAAACATTGAACTCCCATTTGATTTCAATCCTCGGCGCCCGGAAACCTTTGATCCCGCCGTATGGGGTCCGCATTTTTGGTTTGTTTTGCATACCATAACGCATACCTATCCAGAACATCCAAACACCGTATCCAAACGAAAATACTACGATTTCATCCAAAACATCCCTCTCTTCCTTCCCAATCCGGAAATAAGCAACCGGTTTATTTCGTATTTAGATAAATATCCGGTCTCGCCCTATTTAGCCAATCGCGATTCCTTTATCCGATGGATGCACTTTATTCACAATCGAATCAACTTGGACTTGGGGAAACCCCAATTGACCCTATACGAAGGATTGGACAGTTATTTTGCTCAGTATCGACCAAAACCCGTTTCTATTGCCAAACAATACCATATTCGTAAGGAATATGTCGTGGCCTGTTTCATATTGATCGTGGTCATTCTGATTTTGTATTATGGATACTATGAATGGAAAAAATAGTGTGGTGGAATGCTGAAAACCGGTTTCTTTTGTCGCGATTATATAACGGAGTAGTCTTTTTTATTGTTTTTAATATAATATACTATACAAAATGCGATTTGAAATTCTATTGTTTTTCATCACCGCCGCCGTCGTGGCCAATATTTATACCGAAGGCAAATATTTGAAAAAACTCTTTACTTTTAAAAAATATTATCAAATGGCGGGCGTGGTGTTTGGCGCGTTGGTACTGTACTGGCTGGTCAAAAAAGATCCGAAAAATGCGCGAAACATCTTGGCCACTTCCAATGAATACTTGAAATATATGCCGATTGACAAGAATTCGAGCGCGATGTTGTCCCCCATCTTGGACTTTACCACAAAACATCCTTTTGCGGGAGGGGATCTCGGGGGATCATATGGACAACCGATTTTGCCGATACCCACACCCGAGGAAAAAATGGCGGCTCGAATGCTGGATTCGGGGAAACGGGGGACCAAACGTTCGGTCAGTGAGACCAAGAAGAAATTCGTGGCTTCTCGGCAAAACTGGAAATGCGGGGATTGCCAACAGCAACTCAACGCTTGGTTCGAGGTCGATCACAAGATTCGTTTAGAATATGGGGGTAGTAATCACATTGATAATTTGGTCGCTTTGTGTCGCGAATGTCACGGCAAAAAGACGACGATTGAAAATCTCTAAAAGACGATGTGGTACAAACAAGATGACCAACGAGTGATTTTTTCTCCAGGTTCTTTTGGACCTAGAGAAATCGAAAGGGGTGTTTTTCTATCGTTTTTTATTTGTTCGTTTCTTGTATTTTCGGGTTCTCTTCGTTCTTTTTCTTTTTGTCCTGCCACCATTGTGACCACTGGAACCATTGGGGTAACTGGAACCATTGGGGTAACTGGAACCATTGGGGTAACTGGAACCATTGGAGTAATGGGGGTCTGCATTTTTACGCGAAAAAGGAACACGTTTTGAATCAGGAACATCGCCTGGAATAGAACTAAGTTTTCCTGCCGCTGCTAGTGCCGCTTTCTGTTGCCGTGTCAACATTCCGTGTCCTGACATTATATAATATATGAAAAGAAAACAAATGAGTATCCCGGAGTAGTTACCCGGAGACGATTCGGGTCAAGAATTTATTCACCGTTGTCGGTACACAAAAGAGAATATGTACAATAACTCCAAGAATGAACAAAATGGCTAAAGTGTAGACAAATGGAAATCGGAAATACCAAGAAATGAGAAAGGCGGCCAGGACAGTAATAGCTACATCCAAAATGGCAATGTCAAATATTCGATATTGATGAATTCCCGTCTTTGGTTTTCCGAAAAGGTCTTTGTATTTACAAAATAGAGTCATTTGCACTATATACTATACTCTATCAAATATTATACGCGTTTTCCATACGCATTTGTCGTATTGTTATTTTGTAGAGATATTGTAGAATACACAGATTACAGAACTATGGCGGATGTTGAAAAGAAAAAATATTGTCCGCGAGGTACCCGTAAAAACCGCAAAACGGGTAAATGTGAACCCATCGCATCTTCGTCTCCAGCCAAGGATCCACCAAAAGAACCGTCTCCGGTCGCCGTAGCAGATGAACCGAATACGAACAAACGAAAATATTGTCCGCGAGGTACCCGGAAAAACAAAAAAACGGGTAAATGTGAGCCGGTCAACCCAAAAAATGCAAAAAATGCAAATGCGAAAAATGCATCGAGTCCAATCGCTCCTGTTCCAACCAGTCCATTGATAAGTGCCATTCAATCGACCTTCAAAGCAATCGCTCGGCCCATAATGAAACCGGATGATTCCATTGAAATCAAAACCAAGGGTGATCCGTCCAAACCCAAGGTGAAATCTTCTTCTTTAGAAAAACCTGCCTCACCTGCCCAATCTGCTCTGCCGTCTCTTCCTCGTCTTCCAATCGATAGCTTGGTATTGGCCAAGAAAAAAGCATTACAACTCGAACCTACACCATCTTTAGCACCTTTTTCTGCAAAAGAAACCGCGATGTCCGCCAAGCCTCAAGAAGAAGAGAAACAAGAAGAGGAAGAGGTGGAAGAGGAGGAACCGACCAAGCCTCAAGAAGAAGATGAACCAGAGGAGGGAGAGGTGGAAGAGGAGGAACCGACCAAGCCTCAAGAAGAAGAGAAACAAGAAGAGGAAGAGGAAGAAGAAACCGACCCCGAAGAACTCGTTGAAGAATCCATTCAAAAGAAACCCACGGAACCCGTCTCTCTCCCCAAAAACCCTCCCCCGGTTATCTTGGACAATCTCATTTCCGGAGTCGAGAAAAATTCCAATGCCTATTTGAAACAAAAGGAGAAAATCCAATACGACAACACCGATTCTGTCAAAACCCGCGATTACCTATACCCCCATTTAGATGATCCACACTTTGCCCAAAAAATCGCCGAACGAAAAGAATTCGTCGACACGCGATATTCCATCGAGGGCAAAACGATTTTGCCCATCAAAGAACAAGCCGAAAAAATGTGCAGTGCCGAATTCGAACTGCTTCCCCATCAACATTTCGTCAAACAATTTCTCTCTTTCCAAACCCCCTACAACAGTCTCCTCCTCTACCACGGTCTAGGTTCTGGCAAAACCTGTACAGCGATTGGAATCGCCGAGGAAATGCGCGAGTATGCAAAACGCATCGGTATGAAGCAAAACATCATTGTGGTAGCCGCACCCAATGTCCAAGCCAATTTCAAGATGCAACTTTTCAACGAACGCAACTTGCGCGAGATAGACGGACTCTGGACCATTCAGTCCTGCGTCGGCGACGCCTTTATCCACGAAGTCAATCCCACCCATCTGAAAAACATACCTCGTGATCAAATCGTGAGTCAAGTCAAACACATTATTTCCAGATCTTACAAATTTATGGGGTATATTGAGCTGGCCAATTTCATTTACAAGAATGTCTACGTCGGTCCGGAAACGGGATATTCGGCGGAAGAACGGCGCAAGATGGAAATCCGCAATGTCCGCCGGTTTTTCGACAATAAACTCATCATCATTGACGAGGTCCACAATATTCGATCCACCGCTGAAAATGTCAAAGGCTCGGACATTTCGATGACGGTTGGAAGTATTTCGCCGATGAATGCTCTGATGACCATTGCCAAATATTCCAACCATTTGCGATTCGTTTTGCTCAGTGCGACCCCGATGTACAACACCTACAAAGAAATCATTTGGCTGGTGAATCTGATGAATGTCAATGACAAGCGCGCGACCATCCAAGAAAGCGAAGTGTTTGACAAAAACGGACAGTGGAAGCCGGAAAAGAAGGGTCCCAAGGGCGAAATCTTGGTCGAAGGCGGACGCGAACTTTTGCACCGAAAAATGATCGGGTACGTTTCCTACGTCCGTGGCGAAAATCCGTACACTTTCCCCTACCGCATTTTCCCCACCGATTTCGACGAAAAACACACCTTTCGCGATCTGGCTATGCTCAAACTTCTCACTGGAAACGCCAGCGAACAATACAAGGTACCGACGAAACAGTTCAACGGTAAGAAAATCGACGACCCCCTGCAACACTTGCCCGTTTACGTTAGCGAAATCGGCGAATACCAAGCCAAAGCCTACCAATTGATTATGAATGCGATGCGTCGCGATATTGAAAACGCGATGATGCAAAACCCCCTTGCCTTTGAAGAAATGGATCGGTTCGGATTTCGACGATTGCAAACGCCCCTGGAGGCGCTCAATATGGTCTTTCCCAGCGAAAACTTGGACAAGCGCATTGAGCAAAACAATCTCGATCTTGCCATTCTGGATTCCGAAACGGGAGAGGATGACGATTTGTCCGATTTGTCTGCTAAAAACGTCGACATCGACGATGAAAACAATGAAATCAATGCGGATCCTCGTGCAGTAATGGTGGGAAAACGCGGACTACGCAGTATAATGACGTATACTGGCGACAAACCGGGAATGTATGTACCCGTAAAACATCAATTCCAGTATCGCGAAGGTGTCGTGGAAAAATACGGCCGCATTTTCCGCCCCGATGTCTTGAAAACATACAGCGCCAAACTGTCCAGCATTTGCGAGTCCATCCAGTCCTCCACCGGTATCGTCATCATTTATTCGCAATACATTGATGGTGGAACGGTGCCTGCCGCACTCGCCTTGGAAGAAATGGGTTTTACGAAATACGGAGCGGGCGATTATACCCAGTCTCTCTTTGCTAAACCGCCCACGGAACCGATCGATGCCATCACGATGAAACCGAGGAGTCGAATGCCACCCGGTGCAAGTTTCAAACCCGCCAAATATGTCATTATTACCGGTGATCGCGGATTCTCTCCCAAAAATGCCGAAGAAGTCAAAATCGCATCGGGTGCGGACAATGCTCACGGCGAAATCATCAAAGTCATCATCATTTCCAAGGCGGGGTCGGAGGGTCTCGATTTCAAAAACATTCGCCAAATCCACATCCTCGATCCTTGGTACAATCTGAATCGCATTGAACAGATTATTGGTCGCGGTGTGCGCAACTTGAGCCATGGCGCATTGCCCTTTGAAGAACGCAACGTCGAAATCTATATGCATAGTACGGTTTTGCTGGGGAAACAGGCCGACGAAGAAGCCGCCGATGTCTATGTCTATCGATTGGCCAAGAAAAAGGCCGAACGGATTGGCCAAGTCACACGCCTAATAAAAGAGTCCGCCGTGGACTGTTTGCTCAACATCGGTCAAACCGAAATGACGGTGCAAA